GTGAGGGTTTGGTAATGAATGTTGACAAAGATACTAATGATATGCTTGATGTTCAAGCCTCATTGTTAGAAATGGTTAATGGTATGGTTGATAGCGGTGTTAACTCAATGGTCATTGCTGCCATGATGTCTAACATTGCACTACAAATGTATAAGACTGCCTTATCCGATGAAGACTATAATGCAATGGTTGATTACATCTCTGCTAACCGTGGACGTATCACATCCTTCAATCAAGCCATAACAGGTAACATGCACTAATGAAAATGCTCCTACAAATTTTGGGATTTGTTACGTTAATATATCTCGCACCATTTGTTGCTGCTTTCCTTATAGGATTTTTCCATGCGCTCTAATAACTACTCTGTATTTGTTCGTAATGCTGAAGGTGGTCTGATTGAGTTTTATGACCTCAGTAAAATGGATGCTCTTAACCTTGTTAAGGAAATGAAGGAAGATGGGTTTACGGAACTTGATATGGTTCCTACCTATAAGACTCCTTTGTTTACTGACTCGTTAGAACCAAAGGAAGAACAATCTGACGAATAGTCGATTGGTATTTTTGTGTATAACAGTTCAATATACATTAAGCAAGTATTCAATAAGCAGTGGGCAGATGGTGTTCACTCAATCGCAACTAAGTATAATGAACAGTTAGGCGAAATTCATCTTCACAATGACAAGGGTGAACCTAAGATAGTTCACTTAAATTATCTCCAAAGATGGATCCCAACGAACAGAGAAAATAAGTTACTACAGCACATTAATAATGTTGTGTACAAGGCAAATAAAGAAAGATATGGCTATGACATATGGCTTCATGTCGATCAACTTCAATACACAACATACAAAAGTGAGGAGCAAGCTGAGTTTCCAACACATGTAGATTCTATTCTTTCAGGGATGGCTTCAACACAAAAGTTGACTGTGATTATTGGGTTAACGGACAGTAGCGAGTATGAGGGTGGAATATTACAAATTGTTAATGGTCACGATAGCACCATTGACATTAAGTTAACAGTTGGTCAAGTTTTAATATTTCCCTCTCCCATGCCGCATAGAGTTACACCTATTACTAAAGGTACCAGGCAAACATTAGTTACTTGGTACTGCGGCCCAATGTGGAGATGATAACGATGACAGACTCTAGTAACAATGTGGTTGACCTTGGTACCTTCCGTAAAAAAAGGAAGGCTAAGGCTGGTATAAAGATGACCCCTTTAATGGAGGGGTTCATTGAGGCCTATCACGAGGCTGGCCCAGAAGCCACGTTTATGTTTGAACGAGCGATGCTTTTGTTCAAAGCATATGGCTTTGAGACAGATGATTTTGAACATAAAGACATGGTCCTGTTGAGGGAAGCATTGTTTTCCATTATACTACGATATAGAGAACAACACCATCCTTTACACACATTCGTAGAAGACTTTGATAAATACTTTAATAAACTTGAATATTTTTTGGACACAGAATGGGTGAAGGCTGATTTTGAAGAATTTGATGATGAGCAGCCAGATCCTAACGAAGATGAACCAGCATGATAATTGTTGACCTAAACCAGGTTATGATTTCCAACTTGATGATGCAACTTGGAAACCATACTGATGCTAAAATTGAAGAGGGCCTTGTTCGTCACATGGTCTTGAATGCTATTCGTTCCTACAAACAAAAGTTTGGGGAAGAGTATGGCGAAATTGTTATTGCGTGTGACGATAAGAACTATTGGCGTAGAAAGATCTACCCATACTACAAAGCCAACCGAAAGAAGGCTAGAGAGGAATCTGATATCGATTGGACCTCGATCTTCGAGTGCTTCAATAAGATCCGTGAGGAGCTTAAAGAGTACTTCCCATATCGAGTCCTGAAGGTTGATACAGCAGAAGCAGATGACATCATCTCAACTCTTGTTCACCACCATGGCGCTCTGCTAATGAGTGGTAGCGCTCCTAAGATTCTAATCCTATCTGGTGACAAGGACTTCATCCAACTACAGAAGTTTGTCAACGTCACCCAGTACGATCCAGTCCGTAAGAAGTTTATCTCTCATAAGAACCCTGAGTTGTATCTCAAGGAACATATTATGAAGGGTGACTCTGGTGATGGTATTCCTAACTTCTTATCTGGTGATGATTGTTTCATCTCCGGTACTAGACAAAAGCCAGTTCGCCAGAAGAGTCTTGATCAATGGGTTAAGCATTCTAATCCAGAAGACTTCTGTGACCAAAACATGCTTCGTGGCTATAAGAGAAACGAGGCACTAGTAGACCTATCGAAGATTCCAAGTGAGGTCTATAAGAACATTCTTGCTCAGTTCAATGAACAGGAAGGTAAGAAGAAAGCTGACCTACTTAATTACTTTATCAAATTCAAGTTAAAGAACTTGATGGAACATATTGGAGAATTCTAATGAACAATAACGTATGTGATGTGTTTGAAGTTGCCTGCCGCTATAAGACAAAGCAGGAAAGAGCTGATGTCCTAAAGGCAAATGATTCGTTTGCTATGAAGAGTGTTCTTCAGTTGGCATTCCATCCTAATGTGGTTGCAGCATTACCTGAGGGTGCTCCTCCATATAAGCCAGTACCTGAGAATCAGTATGATTACCACCGTGGTTATCTCCACGCTGAGTCTCGTAAGATGGGTTACTTGGTTGACCAGCCAGGTCAGAACCTCAATAAGATTAAGCGTGAGAATATCTTTATTACTATTCTCGAATCTCTTCCTGGTCCTGAAGCACAAATGCTAATTGCCGCCAAGGACAAGAAACTACATAAGCTGTATAAGGGAATCACAGCTGATGTTGCTAAACTTGCATTCCCAGACATTCTACCAGACGACACTAAGGAGTGATTAGTTCCATGACTATCAAGAAGTATTCTCGTAATCAACGTTTTGAAGATTATGAGGACCGTCCATCTAAGCCTAAACAAAAGGACCGCTCTGAGAAGCGTTTCCGAAACGCTCTAAGAACTCACGACTATGAGGCACTCTCAAAGCTTTCGAATGATGATTTGATGGATGACTTTTATGATGACGAAGCTGATTATAGGCGCTAATAAGTGATAGAACAATATTCGATTCACATCCTTTGGTTTGTTATGAGCTGTGCTTTTGGAACCTGGATGTATTTCCAAGGTGCCACAAAAGGAACCTTAGCTGGCGTCAATGCTGCAGTCATTTTTCTCGTCCTACATGGTAAGAGAAACGATGCAGAAAAATTTGTTGAATTTATCAATGACATGACTGGTAAAAACTTTAAGATAGATAAATAAAACATATGCCAACATACACTTTTGAAAACACCCAAACGGGTGAGGTCACTGAGGAGTTCATGTCTATCTCAGCGTTTGAAGAGTACTGCGCTGCGAACCCTCATCTCAAGACCATTATCACACAGGCTCCGCCCATCGGAGATCCAATACGCCTCGGCCTTAAAAAGCCAGATGCTGGGTTCCGTGACGTCCTTAAAAATATAAAATCCCATCATAAGAGGTCCAACGTCAACACATGGTAATAAAGGGTAGTACTCAATGCCAAACAAAGCTAAGAAGAAACTTCGTCTAGTCACTAACGGCAACCAACACCAGCAAGGAGTAAAACTACAAGAAATTAATCCAATAACAAAAGCACAAGCAAAGGTATTCGAATCATTTTATAAATCACATTTGCTGCTACACGGTATCGCAGGCACAGGAAAGACATTCGTCAGCCTCTACCTAGCTCTGAAAGAAGTTCTAGAACACAGAGCATATAAACGTATCGCTATCATAAGAAGTTGCGTCCCAACAAGAGAACTAGGCTTCATGCCAGGCACACTAGAAGAAAAGTTAAGTGTGTATGAACAACCATATAGAGAAATAGTTAATTGTCTAACACAAAGAGTAGATGGGTATGACCTTCTGAAGGATGCTGGCATCATTGAGTTTATGTCAACATCATTCATCAGAGGTCTAACTCTAGACAATACAATCATCCTAGTTGATGAAATACAAAATATGACATTTGGCGAACTAGATTCGGTCATCACTAGAGTGGGTGACTATTCTAAGATCATCTTCTGTGGTGACTATAGACAAACCGATCTACAATCAACAAAGGATAAGTCTGGTCTAAAGGACTTTATGAAGATCATAAACACCGTATCTGATGTTGACTATATTGAATTTTTAGTGGATGATATTGTACGTTCGGGCTTTGTCAAGAAGTACATAGTCGCCAAAATGGAATTAGGGTTTGGATAGAATTAATTTTGAACTAAAAACACATCTATATAATTTTCCAAAATTAGAAAGAATAGACGGTGAACCGAGGTTATACTTAACACCGGAGGGGGCCAAGCTCCCTTCGGTCACCTCTGTTACTGGCTTTACTACTAAAGAAGGTATCCAGCAATGGAGAGCTAAGGTTGGCGAAGAGGCTGCTAATAGAATATCTAAGAAGGCTTCTAATAGAGGAACCACCGTCCACAATTTGGCTGAAAAGTATATCCTAAAAGATGATGGTTTTGATACAGCCTACACAAAGGCTATGCCAGATGCAGTCGACTTATTCCACAAAATAAGACGAACCTTAAACAAAAGTGTTACTGCTGTCCACGCCCTCGAAACACAGATTTGGTCAGACTACTTAAAGGTTGCTGGCACAGTAGACTGCATTGGTATGTATAACGGTAAACTAGCTGTTATTGACTTCAAAACATCCGCTAAACCCAAAGAAGAAAGGTGGATTGAACACTACTTTATGCAAACCTCGGCTTATGCCTGTGCCTGGTACGAGCTAACTAGAGAACCCATAAATACTCTTGTGGTGATTGTAGCTAACGATGTAGATTCTGAAGCACAAATATTTGAGAAAACTACATATCCATACTTGAACAAATTTAATCTTGCCCGAGAGCAATTTTACAACTATTACGGATTCTAGTATGTCAAACACCGAACCAACATTTACTCTACCAGCTGTAACAGTTGTTAATAGCAATACAATTTTAGAAACATTTGTACCCCTACAAGAGGCTAATACCTCTTTACCGCTACAAATTGGTACCTTTACATATGTTAGCGTTGCCTCTAATACTATTATTCTTTCATACCAATTTCAACATGACCAAGGAGCACAATACCTATGAGTCACTTACGTTTGAACAAGCCTGATAAAAAATGACATACTATGGATTAAAAAATTATAGCGACTTTTTTGTTGCCAGAACTCTATTACCAGCCAACCAAATTATAAGTTATAGTGATGGTATTAGTAATGGCATTGCAGATCTTGTATACAGAACTGAAGACAGCAGCTCTGTAACATTTGTAGAAGGTACAAGTAATACGGCATTGGTGGGCACAATAGCTACCTCTGGCGAATTAATTTTTCCAAAAGCTCTATTGGGTCAGCAGGGCGGTACATTTGTAATTCAAACTGGCAATAATAATGTTGAAAGCATATCAATAAAAACATTTAGAAATTTATCTATTGCAAATGCTCAGGTTGTGAATGTGAGTGGTTTATGTACAATACCATCTGATACATTTGCTCTAGTGGTAGAAGGTACGATAGAGTTTACTCAAGAATCTAATACTAATGTGTCCCTGATAGCAAATCAAGATCTTTATGTCATTGGTAGAAGAGTGAATGGGTTTGAATTATCAGGAAGTGGAAGAATAGTTACATTTAATCTTATAGTATAATGATATGGATATTCCAGAAGGATTTGTTAGAGTAGATTACAAGCCAATTAGTAAAATGAAGAAGGTTGGTTCAGTGACTGTAGTAATAAATGGTGTTGCAAAAGAAAAACCAATTACAGAAACAAAGATGGGTGTGTTTGCAGGCGATAAAAAATTACACGAAATAACTCTTAGGATCTATCATTGGGGTAAACGTGTATAAATGACCCACAACTTTATAATTAATTTTAATACATTTAATGTTGTTTGTGAGAAGGTATTTGAAAACACATGCATTAAATTAAATTTAGCCACATCATACTGCTACATTCCTCCTAAGGCAGATGGAGGGGCTAGTTTAAAATGTTGGACTAATATGGGTCGCATAGAGGGAATGGTAACTGAATTCGATTCCTTTGTTGATATAAGAGATGTTACAACAGTGCGAAATAGGGAGTTGCTAGTTTTACAAACTGGATTCACCCTATGCTTCAATAACAAAAAAGATATTGACCTAACATGGACTCACATTAAGGGTAACGAGACCATTTTACCACCCCACACCATGGCTTTTGTAATTAATGGAAATGTTAATTTTGTAGATAAAGGCATACCTAGGAAAGCACCCCCTCTTCATGTTATAGATAGACGCCCGTATGAAATGAATTTATCTGGGCAGTTGAATATATTACTGATACCAACAAGATATGAAGCCAAGTAATTGCATAATAAAGTATGATGGGTTTGGTTTAATAATACATCAGTTATTTGGTGGTACCTGGACAACATTTGAGGATGAGGTCTGCTATACAATTTTTCCAACTGATTGTGGACCAACAATACAAATGTGGAATGGTACAGATAGTATGTTCGGGCAAATTCATGGTCCTGGAACCTTTATAGATTTCAGAAGCATCATGTACAATAAAAGAGATGTTTTGATAATTAAAGATGGTTTTTCACATTGTTTATCTATTAACAAAGATCGCAATGTAACATACATATCTGGGAACAATGTTGTTTTACCATCAAATATTATGGGTCTTGTTGTAAATGGTAATGTTGAGTTTAATGACCGAGGCCAAACCAAACACGCAAATAGATATGATTTGATAGTTGACCGACCTTATGAACTTAGTTTAAGTGGGCAAGTGGAACTGTTGTTAATATCCAAATAGCGGAGCAATCAAATGAGGCTACAAATCGAAGGTGGAACAGAAATACACCAGAGGCATTGTAGACAATTTGCTAGATTCTTTTCTAATAGATTCTTTTCTAAAGCCCTCAATAAACAAATTACCATTAGACTAAAGATCGTTAGAAAGCCAGAAATTAAATATGGCGATGAGTGCGGCCA